AGCTTGACCTGTAGCCGTAGAACTACCAAAGATACCAACCCGCTTTTCGCTGATTTCACCATTAACCGGAACCTTTGACGCATACGAAGAAAACATCGCAGCTTTCATCTCAACCGCAGACTGGCGACCAGCAATAGGCTGAACCAAAACGCCGCCAAAATCTCTAGACTCACGCACAGCAATACGCAAAGGTGAAACTTCAATTAACTCATGGCGTGGCAGCATCGACGCCGACTTGCCTCTCCGGGCAGCGCTCCTGACACGCCGCACACTGCGGCTACGCCGCTTTCCTCCACGACCACGGCCACGCTTACCCTTGCCTTCGTTTGGCCACTTACCAGTAATTTCGTGGTGAAGCCAAGCACAAATACGCTGAGGCCGACCACCAAACTGCGGCTTATCCATCAAGATAACGACACACCGACGAAAGCCACCCGGCTTCTTCATGATAGGACGCCAGTACTTAAGCAGGTCTTCCAGATTACCACGGCGAGGACCACGGCCACGAGTTAAAGCCGTTAGCTGATCAGCGTTGGGGCCGACTTCGGGTCTTTTAATTTCAGTCAGCATCGAAATCCCCCCACCTTTCTAACGGCCTAAACTCGTAAACTTCGTTGTCAATCTTTAAGTATTCTATCCTGTCCGTAGCGCTCGTTGAGCCAAGAACTGCACGAGAACCGACGTTAAGTAAGGCTTCATTGGCAAGGCTAATTCTGTTCCCTACTTCTGAGGGTTTCATAGCAAGCCTGCCCTTCAATCAGGAACGCTCGTCCTCCATAAGAGCACGGAACTCATCTAGTGCAGCAACCAAATCGGCATTATCTGACTTTTCCCCATCAGCTGCCGGAGCAGCAGTTTCTGCGGCATCTGCGAACCCGTCAGGAATCATCTCTTCAAGACCAAGTTCTTTTGCACGCTTCATGATGTGAGCCTTTGCAGCCTCAACATTCTTAGCCCGCTGATGAGCCGCAATTGCATTCTGTAGGTCAGCCTGGTCGGCAATGGGGAATGAACCATCTTCCATAGCTTCGCCTGACTGAGACATAGCCTGACGCTGTTCACGAGAGTACATGCGCTTGATCTCAAGCTCAGCTTCAAGAGCCTTAATCTCATCTTCTTCGCTCATGTCATTCTCAAAGTCGTCAAGCATGTCGTACTCGTCGTAGCCAAGGACCTTGCCCTCAACAGAAACATAGAAGTCAAAACTCTTCTTGTCAGAGTCAACTTCAACAACGTACACATCCTCATCAGCAAAAATGTCAACCATGATGCCCATGACTTCGCCCTTAACATCAAGCTCCATATCATCAAACGCTTTAACCGCAGCGGCTTCAGCATCTGACGAAGAAATGATGTTCAACTCTTCAGCCGACTTGCCCTCAACCAGAGCTTCATCAACACGAAGCCAGCCAAGTTCGTCGCCGTCACCAGACAAGAAAACCTCAATGCAAGTGCCGTCGTCACGCTTCACATCAACAACAAACATGTCGTCAGTTGATGAGTAGCCTGATCCGATAACTTCACCAGCGTGGGCGCTCTTTACTGCGGCTTCAATGTCCGCAAGGCCAGGAAGCCCATCTTCCGGTGCACACCCACCATGACAGAAATCGCATGGCTGTTCAACCGACTTGCGCTGGAATCCACAGAGGAACTGATCTTCTGATTTCATTTCTCCGCCCGCACCCGGAGCAGCAGGCGCACCCGGAGCAGCAGGAGCAGCAGGAGTAGGCGCAGGGGCAGGAGCTTCCTCAGCAGGCTTGCTCAACTTCATCCAAGCATCATGCGTTGCGCAAGGCATAAACTTTTCACCTGCACGATGCACACCCTCGCAACCCAAAGCAGCAGCACGCTCAAGAGCTTCAGCTTCAGAATCAAACATGTCTTCCATGTCACCCTCAGCCTTTTCATCCATCATGCTACCCTTACGCATGGCATTAATTTCCAAAGGACTGCGACGCCGATAGCGCTTACCGTATCCCTTACCTGTACCCTCTTCAAAAACGTCTACTTCTTCATAAGCCTCTTTAGCGTCCATGTCTAGATCACCATACTGCTCTTCAGAAATAAGTTCTTCGTCTTCTTCCATTTCTTTAAAACGAGTGTCGGTCAAGAAGATAGAAGGCTTCTTTTCTTCTTCGGGAGGCGCCATACGCATCATGATTGATGCAGCCTTTTCCTTAACTTCATCAGCTTTAAGCTCATCGGCTTTTTCCTTGACCTCAGCTGCTTCAGCTTCGACAGGATTAGCTTTAACAGCCTCTTCTTCGGCAGCCTCTTCATCGGTGTCTTCTTCGGCGTCTTCTTCGTCGTCAGCCTTGAAACGGAACATCCACCCCATAGACTCTTTAGTCTCTTCATTAAGAACGTTCACCATCTCATAACCCTTTTGATCTTCAGGATCAAGCGAAGCATAAGCTTCCTCATCCAACAGATCGCCAGTCTCAACGGCTTCCTTAAAACGGATGTCAGTCATAAACACTGAAGGTGCACCCTTCTCGTCTTCATGAGCACCCTTCTCGTCCTCATGAGCACCCTTTTCCTCCATGGAAAGCAGCGCCTCAATATCCTCAAACTTCTGAAGATCGTCATTCATGTTTTCACTCATTTTGAACTCCTATTGCTCTTGAGTATTTTACTCAACACCATCTTCAGTGTCAAGAGTATCGGGCTTTGAAACAGAAATCTCAGGATCAAAAGTCAAATAAGCTAGAGATGATGCAACCTGCTCCATCAACTCTTCATGCTTAAACTGTGCTGAGAAATGCACATCAACTCCATCCTCTGATTTGAAAGTAAACACTGGCACACCAGCGAGTACATGGCTAACATCAAACGCTTCATGCTCAGCACACTTTACATGCACCACAAAGCCTGACGTAACTTTCTCACCTTGCTCCATTGGGCGAGACATCGGGGCCGAAGTTAAAAAGTCTTCCAGAGAGCTAATAAGCCCCAGTGTAGCTTCACGGACTTCACCGGCACCCCGAATCTTCAGCATCTCATTGTATGCCATAAGCAGAAGCGCCATCGGGTCTTTGAGATAGTCTGGCTTCTTGTATCCTCGCATCATGTGACCCTTTTCTTCAGTCTCGCAAGAACACGCTCCCTTAGCCTCTTCTACATCAACCCCTTCAAGATAGTTATTGTGTACATTGATGTTTGCGTTTCCATCAAACTTTGCAAGAGCTTCTTTATACTCTTCGTGAGTCTCACAAGGCAGGAAGCCGCCGCCATGAGAATGATAACCAGAGCAACCAAATGTCTTCGACCATGCAAGGGCAATATCAGGAGTAGCCCAAGTGCCCTGCTCTGGATTAGCATCACGAATACCTGAAGGCTCTTCAGCATCCTTCTCATCAGGGCCTTTCACCATCATTGAAACAGGCGCATCGTCACCCACCGGAGTATACGTTGTCATAGGCTTAACACGAGTGGGCTTACCAAACATAATCTGCTGCCCTTCACGATTAACCGTGGCCATCCAAACCATGTTTTCACCAGTCTGGAACACAACGTTATCATCGTTCATTTCCAGAATCTGTACGGGCTTACGCAGCGCCTGAGACAACATCCGTCCCATCATTGCGGACATAGCATCTACCCGATTAGCAGGACCGTCTTTATCGTTATCCATCATGTACATGCCGCCCTTTCCAGATGTACCATCATTATCGTCTTTAACAGAGATTGTACCGGTTAGCTGATTAGCCCCATGTAGTACCGGCGAAATTTCGTATAGTTCTACTTCTTTAAGCAGGTTAGCCTGAACATTTGCATCAAAATCAGCAGTAATAGTCTTATAACCAATAGACCATTCTTGGTCCATGCCGTAAAACGCAACATTAGCAAATGCTTCACGACCACGCTCAGTGTTAAGGTTGAACTGCACCTTTGCGAAAAGGCCACCGATCCCAGCACGCTTCATCTTTTCAGGAAGGCGAGGATCAGACTTAGGAACTTCGTAGATTTCAAGAACCTTGCCAATCGGCTGGTTCCAATCGTGGCCCCACACCACACGAGGCTTACGACGTTTCAGCGAGCCATTAAATGCCCCGGAGACAACAACATCGCCTACTGAATCTTTATTACCGATACCAGAAACAAAAGCTTCGACAATGCCTTGGGCTTTGTCAATGCCGATCTGACCGGAAATTGCTTTAAAATCAAACGCTGGATCAGTGTCTTCCACGACATCTGCATACTCAACTAAAGTAGTCATGACTCTCCTTAAGGACATTGCAACATTACTATAGTACCCCTTCGGCATCCTACGTAAAGTAGGGTTTATATAAATATGCTTAGAGGTGTTTTATATATTTATCTAGAAAACTTCAATACGCAACGACAATTAATAGTTAGCGAAGGCGGAGCAACAGGGTCTTTAGGGAACCTAATAGGTACACCATTTACGAAAAATGGGCTGCTTACTGGGACAATATCCCCATGTAACTGCTTATGTGGCACCCTCACACGCTCATCTTTTAATGAAACCCACTGCTTTTTCAACACAACATCACTATTGCTCGCAGAGTCAAAGAGGCCCTGATTATACGGACCCAAAACAGCAGAATCAATAATCATCCGTTTGCGGGAGCTACGTAATTTATTGAAAACCGCTTTAACCAAAGTCGCAGCTAAAATAGCTTTAAAAACTACATCGATATCCCCACCATCCTCCGCCTGAGCTACAGACGCAGCAGCGAGAGCCTGCGTTACTTGATCTCGTGTCGTATTGTTAAACTCATTAACCGTGGCCAAATGTTCAGACACAGCAGCTTCCGCCTGCTGCTCAGATACAGTCTGGCCAAAACCTTCTTGAATATTATCTGATACCGCTTGCTCATAAATACTACGCATAGATGCAAGTAGAGGTATTGTGCTAACAGCCAATTCAGTCGTAGGAACAACTGAAGCAAAGTTAGAATCCGACCCTAGACTAAGTAAAGAAGTCGCTGCCGGAGCAGCAATTGCAGCAAGAGTCACTTCTTCCTGAGAATCAATAATATCATCTAGTTGTTTCGCTATTTGATCCTCTAAGGAGTCAACACGATACAACGCTTTTTGCTCCCACGAAGAGTATTTAGCTAGATCACCAAATTTTAGGCCCGCTGAAAAGGGACGCTCTTCCTACCCTCCGGTATATCTCCCTCAAGCTCACTTGGCACAACGGCTGCTGGAGCCTCAATCATTTCTGTGCCACGAACCGTACCGGCTGGAACAAAACCACCTTCTTCAGGACTAAACTCAGTCACTACCGACTGTTGTGCTTCCTGAGCCTGAATATCTAACGGAACACCGCCTTCAACCTGAGCACCTTCATTCATAGCCTTCTCTGTATTGGCGATAGGAGTCTGATTCGGGTTAGACAACAGAGAGTCCGCAATATCTGAAACAACTTTCTTACGGCCAGCGGCTTCACGATATTCGTTGGCACTGATAAGGCCAGTCTGGAACTCAGTCAAATAATGACGCTCCCGCTCCTGCTTCGCCAAAACCAAAATAGGCACATTAGACGTATCGAAGTCAATAAAGTACGAATCATCGATTTTATCGAAAGAACGGGCAATCAAATCAAGATGAGGAGACATGGTTTCCATCCAGAAAACCTTACCCTCTTCCATTGCATTAGAGAATGTACGGTTAGAAGAGTTACCGATAATCGACTCAGGGACACCGAATGCTGCTAAAATCTCTTCTTTTGTTACCGTCCGCATCTGGATGTAAGCCGCATCACGTGGACTAGCAGCCGTATCTACAAAGTCCGCACCATCGTCAGAGGAGATAACTCCTACAGAGCCTGCACGGCCAATATTGCCACGGAAGCGTGAACGCAACTCTTCTTTATCTTCATCAGCAATCTCACTTCGAAGAACTAGCAAACCACCCGGTCGGCCATCATTAATCAAGAAGTTTCGGTTATAAACTTTAGCAAGATTTTCAAGTTCAATAGCAACACCCGCAGCTTCCATAGGCGTCATTGACAGATAAGGGTCAAGGGGGTGAGGCCGTCTAATCCAAATCACATTCTGAGGCTTAATAGTCCGCTTTTCCATAGGACTAATTTTCACTTCAAAGCCTTTAACAAACTTAGTCACATCTGGGATCGGTGACGTATTCTGGGGAGGGAGAAGATGCAAAGCAATTGGTGCCCCGCCACGTCCACGAACAACCTCAACAAAAGCACCACGGCTACTCATTAGCAATTGAGCTGACAACCTATACCGAAACGCAAATGCATTTTCACCCTCATTGGCAGTATTGTTGAACAACTTCAACATGGAATCATTATCGACAATTTCACCAAACGGATTATTATCCTTACGGAAAACCATGGGCAACCGAGCCTGGTTAGACGCAATAACGTCAATGCACCTAAACACCCAAGTTACCTTAGAAACGCCATCCCTGTATGCTTTTGTAATATCCCAACCATCATGGTAACCTCGGTTCTCACCGAGAGAAGGACTGTAAGATACAGGGGCACCCACAGAAATAGGTGCCGCTTTTTGACCATCACTGATATTCTGTAAGGATTTATTCGAACCTGAGTTCCACGCCATTATTCAGCCCCTAGCAGATAGCCGTAAATTCCACAAGCAAGGCCAGCACTTGCCAGACCCCACCCCAAACTCAGTATACTAATACCAGAGCCTATCAATAGTATACCAACGCCCATGAGCAAATGGGCGGTGGCCTCACGATTTAGAACATTCTTCATAAGTATACTGTACCTTTTATTTGTCTAGGAGACAAGCAGATATGTCAACCCAAACACAAGACTGGGAAAAAATCAAAGAATACTTAGAGCCTCGGCGTTCAGAATACTGGGTTGAAGAGCCTTCTTTAACACAAAAAGTATTTCTCAGGTCAGAAGGTCAAGAGGTCATGTTTGGTGGAGCAGCAGGTGGTGGTAAATCATCAGCTTTGATTATGGCTGCTCTACAATACGTGGACGTTCCAAACTACTCCGCCATCCTCTTTCGTCGCACCTACGCCGACCTTGCACTTCCCGGCGCTCTCATGGACCGCTTCCGAGAATGGATAATGCAATTCGATGATGTCAGTTGGAACGCCAACCAGTACACTGCCACATTCCCATCTGGGGCACGTATCACATTCGGTTACCTCAACAACGTCAACGACTACCTTAGATACAAGGGTTCAGAGTTCCAATTCATCGGGATGGACGAGGTAACAGAGATCAGAGAATCTGATTATCGCTACATGTTCTCCCGTCTTCGTCGTCCAGCAACAGGACCACTATCTACAGTCCCTCTACGAATGAGATGCGCCACTAACCCTGCACCAAACTGGGTACGTCAGCGTTTCCTCGTGGAAGGGCAAAAACACGGACGGATTTTTATCCCTTCCATGCTCACGGATAACCCTGGAATCGATCCATCGTCATACCGAGCCATGCTCGCAGAGCTTGATCCCGTTGAACGTAAACGTCTAGAGTTTGGTGACTGGTGGGCAACAACCCTAGGGTCTATGTTCGATAGAAACAACTTCGAAATTATTGAACCCAGCGAAATGCCTGAACTCAGTAAAGAAACGACTGTAGTGAGGTTCTGGGACTTGGCAGGAACCGAGCCATCAAACTCTAATCCTGACCCTGACTGGACAGTAGGTTGCCTTGGTGCTTTTGACAACGGAGTCTTCTACATTTTGGATGTTCGGCGTATCCGAGCAAAAGGTGAAAAAGTAGAAAAGTTTATCAAGCAGACTGCTGAAGAAGACGGTCCTGAAATTATGATTCAGATGGAACAGGAGCCGGGATCAGCAGGGAAAAACTTGATTGACCAATATGCCAGATACGTGCTTCCAGGCTACAACTTTACAGGCCAAAGAGCGACCGGTGATAAAGTAACAAGAGCCAAACCATTTTCAGCAGCCGTTGCTAACGGAAATGTCAAACTTATCCGAGCGCCCTGG